CGGGCACAAATCTCTGGCTCGACGAGCAACCGAAGGATGGTCCGTGGGCCATTGCCGTCCGCGATTACCGCCGTATCAATGCACTGCTCAAAAAGCTGGAGGCATTTGATTACGCCACAATGACAGACGGTCGCTATTATGGTGGGCTGCTTTATTTTGGCGCACACTCTGGCCGTTTCAGTGGCTCTGGCGGAAACTTGAATCTCCAGAACTTACCCCGTGACGAGATGTTCGGGGTCAATTTACGGAAGATGATTACAACGCCAGAGGATACCTGTCTCATTATTGCCGACCTTTCACAGATTGAAGTTCGTACATCCTGCTGGCTGGCCAATGATGCAGAGGCTCTTGAAATGATCCGCGCCTCTGAGGATATCTACGAAGCCTTTGCCGTTATCTTTGGATTGTTTGATAGAGAAAAGGCTGGCATGCCGCTCAAGAAGTTCGACGCTGCTTTGAGGCATAAGGTTAAGGCAATGGTGTTGGGTGCAGGATACGGGGCTGGCGAAGCTAAATTCTCGATCATGACGGGAATGGATGCGGCAGAAGCGAAATGGGCTATCGGCCTATACCGCACCAAAATGAAGTCCATCGTGAAGCTCTGGAAAGCTTACGAGCGAAAGATGGACGGGGCTTACATCACACGCAGCCCATTTGAAATCCAGTTGCCATCCGGCAGATCGATGAATTACGGGCTGCTCAAGAAGATCAAGACGGCTAGAGGAACTTCCTTTACCGCTGAAGTCCGAAAGCAGGGGCGTAAGGGTTTGATCTTTCCGTACGGGGGCCTTGTGCTTGAAAACTGTAGTCAAGCATTAGCTAGAGATATTTTTACAGATATGCTACTGCGCGTCGAAGCCGCTGGCTATCCAGTGATCCTCCACATTCACGATGAACTTATTGTGGAGGTTCCAAAAGAAATCGCAGAAAAAGCAAAAATTGAGATCGACAAGATCATGTCCACTCCTCCAGAGTGGATCCCAGACATCCCACTAGCGTCCGAATCCCACATCTCAACAATCTACGACAAATGAGCCATTACCGTTATATTCAAAACCTTCGCGCACAAGAAACAAAACAAATCCCGAATCCTGAATCCTGTAGCCCGTTACAGAAATTCGCTACCAAAACAGACTATCGTGCGTTCTGCACAGACTCGACCACACAGCATTACTTCATCACGCTCAATGAGGGTTTACGCGCTGGCATGCGTATCAGCAATGACAATCCCATCTACAAGTGTGCAGGCTTCATTGCCGATTACGATGCACCAGCAGACTGGACAACGCTAGACGCTGACCTCCGTACTCGCAGTAAGGGTGGGCCGCTGCCAGTGTGGATCACTGAAACGCAGTCTGGCTATGTACGTTTGATTTGGGAATTCGAGACTCCAGTTTGTTTGGACGAGCTAGCCTATACTGGCTTCATCGCTGGAATCGCCAAACTAGTTAAGGCAAAATCATTGCTGGCTGGCTTCGACGAAGCATCGCTATCTTCCAGTCAGTGCTTTGAGGTTGGCAAGAACTGGCGCAGATTCGGGCAACCGATACCGGAATCAGATACGATTTCAATCTTGTTCAAGAGCGCGAAACCACCAGCGGCTGAGATCGATATCCCATTCGATATGGTGAAGGATGAAGTCTTAAAGCGGTTCTCGCATCGCCTAAAGGATTTCGGAATCGGGGATCGGGTTCCGTTGTTCTGGATCGAAGACGGCATCGACCGTATCGGTGGGCAAGTATTCGATACTGGCATTGTCTGCTACAGCGAACGCGCTGGTAAATCGTTCTGCAACTGGTCTGATATTTTAGGCGGTTCTTTCGTCAAACAGTATGAGGACAGACAGATCAGTGCTGCCGTTAAGGACTTCTACTTTGATGGCAAGAGCTATTGGGGTATGTGTACTGACGGTATCAACCGTACTTACAATCGAGACAATCTCGTATTGCGCCTCAAACAATTAGGCTTTAGCACAAAAACTCCGAAAGGTAAGGCTATCTCGCCACTGGAAACTGCGATGCTTTACATCAACGAGAACAACCGCATCGATAGTGCTGGCCCATTCTTGTTCAGAAGCGAGCGGCTATTCAATTTTGATGGAAGAGTGGTACTCAATACGTCCCGCCCCACCAGTGTTAATCCAGCGTCCACTGGTGATATCAGCCACTGGCCGTTCCTACACGAGTTCTTCAACGAGCTATTTGAGCCAGTCGCCGGAGCAAAGCAGCTCGACTACTTCTTTGCGTGGATGCAGCGTGCGTACAAAGCGTGCAATGAACGCCGTAAGTTGAGTGGTCAGGCAATGATTCTTGTCGGCGACACTGGTAAAGGTAAGACGCTATTGGGCAGACAGATTCTTGCGCCAGCCTTTGGAGGACGCGCTGAAGCCGCTGCGTTCTTGTTGGGCCAGTCCAACTTCAACAAGCAGCTTGCTGAAGCTCCATTGTGGGTCATTGACGATCTCGTCGCTGGCGTGAACTTTAATGGCCACCGCATCTTCACTGAGATGATCAAGCGTGCTGTGGCTAATCCAGAAATGGAGTATCAGGCAAAGTTTCAAGATGCCAGCATGATCGAGTGGTGTGGTCGCGTGTATATCACGACTAACGAAGATGCGAACAGCCTTTCGGTTATTCCCACAAAGGATAGCAGCAACGCCGACAAGTTGATTGCGCTGCGCTTGAACCCAGAGAACAAGCTACAGTTCCCACCGAACTCAGAACTAGAAGAATTGATCGCTAAAGAACTTCCGTACTTCTTACGCTGGCTGCTCGATTGGCAACCACCAGCTTCAGTGATGGGTGGTAGTCGTTTCGGTGTGAAGCATTACTTCCACCCCATCATCGAGAACGCTGCTCGTGACAACAGTGCAAGACAGCAAGTGCTTGAGCTACTCGATCTGTTTGCGAAATCCTATCGCGAATACGACACGAGCAAGCAGGAAGTCTGGACTGGCACACTGGCACAGCTTACGTCAATCATGCGTGAACTTCCACAGATCGCTGGATCCAGCGCATTAAGAAACGAAGAGCGTTTCCGAAACGATATGCGCTCCGCGTGCGATGCACACAAGCAACATCCAGAGCAGATTCGTCCAATCACAAACATCTCGACTGGCAGTGGTTCTGTCTGGTCGATCAGTCTCCTACCTAAATACGATTTATGAATATTACCTTAATGATGGAAGTCCATCGAGATTATGCCGCCGTACTGCCAGCTCCATTTGTCTTCACGCTTGAAGATGGTAAGGGCTGGGGTTTTGGAGTGTCCCTGTTTATCTGGACGTTCTCATTTATCTCACACGACGAAGACGCTGACATCTAATGGTAGCACCAGTCGATTTCTGTGAGCCAGTTTCTGTTACAATTTGTAATGTAACGGTGACTGTTTACCGACGACTTGTATCAATTCAAGTTGCTGGCACAGAAATCGATGAGGACTTCTTCTGCGATTCAACGACCACTGCATTCAAGATATTCTCTTGCCAGTGTGGTGGTCGTTTCTATTACCCGTCAAACTACGTGATCAACAAGATAGCGGAGCTGTTACAGACTGGAGAGATTCAAATGGTCTGAGTTCGCTGATGTCGATATGGAAACCGGATACACGGTGCAGGAATGGTCCTTCTCGTGTACCCGCTTCGATAAGTGTTGCCTTCTTGTAGAACTCTTTTGTGGGGAGCCAGCCTAATATCCACACAGTTTTTAAGTTCTCATGTACTCTGGTAAAGAGTAGCACGTCAGCTTTGAGTAGATTCTTTTTCTGTACGACTGATGCCGTGTAATACGGGAGTGGTGGTCCCTTACACCTTTTGGATTTAACGTCAATGGTTACACCCGCCAGTTCGATATCATGCGTTCGGCTAGTCTTGCTCACAAGCTTTGCCTTTTTTAGCAAAGCCATACAAGCAATTTCACCTAACATACCGGTGGTGTTGCCAGTTCCAAATGTAAAAGAGCCGTATAAGATACCCATCTCACGAGCTAACTTTTTTGCTTTTTCAATATTAGCTCGTGTGGGTTTGTATTCTATCATTGCATAAACTTTTGAATCTTGCCATCAACAGTCTCTGCAAAAGAACCACCGTCGTCAATAGTCTTTTGTGGTTGTTGCATCTTTTGTTGTCTTTCTTTTTCCGAACGAAACAAAGCGGCTAATTCATCAAAGCGTTTTGTGATTCCACCCATAGGTTTTTCGGGATTTTTAGATTCGCGATAGCTATCATTATCAAGAAGGTTCTTTGCAGCTCCCTCAAAATCACCAGCGCGTAAAGCAGCTTTTGCATTTGGAGATCCGCTCAAATCACCTCTGAAATAACTAGAGATAATGGCGTTTTTAAGCTCTGGAGAATACGAATAGAAAGTTTCACCCAATTGATCGGGTCGAGTAACGGAATCAATTTTGTTGATAAGATCCGTATCAAATAGGACTTTAGCTTCTGATTCTGTAATTCCGTGCCTTAAGTTAGATTTAGCAAGATCAGCATTAGTTCCTTCTTTGCCAATTAAATGGCCAGTACCAATTGTCCATTTACCTTTAGGATCTTTATAGGGTTCTAGACTGGGCTTTTTAGTGATGGCATCATTCTCTAGTGGAGCTAGATAGGATTTAATCGCGTCAATGTCTAACTCGTCACGAGCTTTTAAACGCCGATCACGACTACCGCCGCCTTCAATTTTAAGTGGATCAAGGCCCATTATTTTGATTCCTTTTTGATTTTAACTGCGCCGGAGTGGAGTTCCTTTTTAAGCTTTCCCATTTGTTTCTCGGATAACGGAGAAACTTTGGATAGCAAATAGGCAACTTGTTGTTGGGTTTTAAGGGTAGGTTTCATAAGAATTATTTAGTAGCCTGAAAATGCATCGCATCTTTATTCCAAAAAGCTCCGGCAGCAAGCCAGCCTTCACGAGCAAACATCTCCATTACCTCAAAGGGCATAGAAGTAGCATGCGGCCAGTTCTGGAGATTACCATTAGCATCAGGATTCAAATCGATTGCTGCCCCTCTAGCATGTAGGGATGGGCTAGAACCGTTACGCATGAGGCGATTGTTAAAGCAACCAGCGTACTGCTTAAGCAAATATTTAAACGGACTATTGTTGATACTAGTCAGGATGCGAAACAGCGAGTCAGCTACTTTAGCGTGACAGCGAATCGTTTTAACTGGCTTACCATCGTACTCGATGTCTAGTCCTGTAACCTGCAAGTTAACCAGTTTAGATTCATCGCCAGCAGCCCCATAGAAAGCGGTAAGACTTCTTTGATCAGTAGCTGGCCACTGCACAACATTCGGCATGAGTTCACGTAAATGTCTTTTAGCTGCGGCGATACTTACTGGACCAAAAAATCCATCAGCGGTAACGCCGATCTTTTTCTGTATGGCTGCAATCTGATCGTGATTCATAATAGTTTAGCGAGTAATTTATCGTAGGCTGGAAAGAAAACATTGTCCATACAACGAACAATAGATTCTTCTTCAAACGAGTCGCAAAAGGATAATCCAGAAACATCCAAAGCGCAATGCATCATTTCATGCCTCAAAGTTTCAAAGCATTCTTTATCATCAGCAACGATACTTGCGTTGATCTTAATCGTTTTGATATCGGAATGATACTCCCCTAAATTTTCTAAATCAGCGACTTTAATGAGAATCTTATGTCCGCCGATTCGGATTGATTTGGGCAACTTCATTTTAAAGGAAGTGCCTCTTTTACCAAAGACGGTTTAGATTCCTTTTCTTGCTTAAGTTTTTCTAAAATTAAATTGCGATATCTATCTGCTTCTGCATTAACTTCAGGAGTCGCAAACTCCGATCCAATATCTCCAACAACAGCACGGCTAATTAAGGTTTCTTTGAAAGCTTTATCGTTAGTTCGATAGGGTTGATCTGGAGTAAAACTTTTTTCCCTCCATTGCTGCATTTCTGGAGTAATTTTAAATGTTGGAGTTTTATTTTCTTCAGCAATTTTATGCCGTACAGCTTCAACCATCATTAAACCTTCTCGGCTTGTTGGGTCTTGCATATACTTATTATAAGGATTAACAACAATAGCTCTGGTTGGATTAGTATCCCAATCTCCCTGAACTTTTGCTCCAACAGCAGCTCCAGCTACATGAGGATTTTCTTTAAAATATTTATCCCATCCAGCGTCTGGTTTGATAACTGGATACCCCGCAAAAGTTTTTGGGATATCTTTGTATAGGTCTTGTGGTTTGTTTGCTAACCTATCTTCTACTGCTTGTAAGAAATCATTTGCCATCACCAATAATAATTGCGCGTTGATAAGAGTACTGACTGTGGAATCGCTGCATACGTCCCACTAGAACGCCTTCAGCAAAGTCATAAGACACGCCAGCCTTAAGGGTGACGTGATCAGGATCAAAGAGTGCGCTTTCGCTTGAATCTTTGGGCGAGCCGTTCAAGCCGCAGCTTGCTAGCCCCATCACCAATAGCAGCAAGCTTATCCATTTCGTCTTCCAGCAAATCGATTTCGTTTTCACGGGCATAGGATATGGATAAGGCGTAGGCGTTACAGGCAGCGGTAATGGCTATCAATAATGCGTTCACGCCTTTGGAGCATCAGCAGCTTTGATAAGACCGAAGCCAGCAGTAATTGCTGTGATTAGAATGGTAAGATCGAACGAACCAGTTTTAAGAAACGATACAGCGGCATTTGCTGCTGCACCAATAATCATCAACGAACCAATAATAGTAGTTTTCATAAAGTTAAAATTTAGTCTTCTTCAACAAACGATACAGAGAAATAGCTGCAATGGCAATACCTAAAAGCCCACCAGTCATACGCACGTACCATTCTAGCTCTTCCTGAAAGGTAGTGATAACGGAGAGCATTGATCCTGCTAGACCAGTTGCTGCGTTAGTGATGATCTGATTTGTTGTCATATTTACGCTTTGTAAGCGATAGCCGAACCAGTAAAGGTCACAGAAGTAAAAGGAACTTTTAACGAGAAGCCTGCTGGGATTGTAGCAATAGCATAAAGAGCAGTAAGACTAGTTGAAGATAAAGCCGGAGCAACGAGATTACTAATAGCTCCAGAAGTAATGAAAACAAGTTCTCCGAAATTACCGTTATTGATCGTAGTTCCAGTTCCAATTACTGAACCATTCTGGCCAGCTTGTTGTTTTTGAATAAAGTTAGTAGCCATAATTATTAGTAGAGATTGATTGGGCCAGAGTGACCAGCACCGTAAAGATCAAGCATTGGTGCTGGTTTCGCTGCACCTCTAAAAGCGTCAAGTTCTTCATCGAGCATCTTGCGGCAGACAGTCCAGTGATATTCTGCACGCTGGATATCCGCGTTGTCTTCAGCGATACGGGCAAGAAGACCGTGCTTGATTGCGTTGATATTACCTAAATGAATGATCGTGTCCTCAAGAAAATCGTTTGGACAAGCACGCTTAAGCAGCAAGTGTACGACTGTTTCATCAGCCTTCTCACTGGTTCGGAAACGACGATAACGTATGACACCAGTTCCGGTGGGGATTGTAGCAATTACTTTTGTTGGGAAAGCTGCATCAACAAGATCAATTGCTGTAAGTACGTTAGCGTAAGAGATAGAAATGATATCTTTAAAGTTAACAGCAAGTGCGTTAAAAACTAAGACTCCTGCTGAAGAACTAGCAGTCAAAATTTCTGTGTTGCCCGTACTTCCTCTAACTAGAATATTAATGTCGCCAGTAAACGAAGAAGAAGAATAACCCGAACTTGAACCAGATACCAGAGCCTTTAAACCAGTAATAGTAGTAACATCGTCATCAGTGGCGACGGACTGTACCTCTTTCATGTCCAGTATCACTGGATGGAACCCATCATCAACAATACCAAAATAAGGACTGACTGCTGCTTGCGTCCCGACAATGCGTACATCGTGCCACATGCTGCGTATCGGTCGCGGGTTCTTGTTGACCGTACAAGCGATAATGGATTCAGCGTCAACTGGTAAACTAATGTAGCCAGCAGACCCATCAAAACTTTCATCGTAAACTAGATCCCGCCACAGGCCCATCGAGTAGATACGCGGGAGGACTTGCGCCAATGCAGCAGTAAAAAGTCCATCAGGCTCAACGTATTGAGACAGTTGTGACTGTAGTTGATTTACTGTGTACGCTGGCATTAGAGGCATTCTAGCCGATTAAACTGGAGAATGCAAGAGTTTATGATACAGGGAAAAACTCGTCAATGCTTACGCTCATAGTGTTAGTTCCTCCAAAACTGCCAGTATTAGTTAAGCTTGTTTCAATCGTGTCCTCTGTAATATCGAACGAATAAGAAGCTAGCTCATTTAAATTATTTCCACTATTCCACACAGCGTAGAACTTATTCTTATGGATATAGAACCAAACAGAGATACCAAAAACTAGACTACCCGTTGTGATATACTGGCGTGTTGGGCGGGTTGCGATTACCCATCTTACGTTTAGTGGGTTAGTGTAGTCCTCACTGCCGCTGCGATATATTGTATCTAACCCATTAGCAATTTGTTCAGAGTCTAAACCGTACTGAACATTACGTTCGATCATCATCGGAAACGGAGCATCCTCTGCTGTCTCCGTAGAGTAAAAGTCTTTCATTGTACCCGTATCAGTCCCCGTAGTTGAATACGTGCCGGAATCAGTTCTTGTAACAGTTTTTGCCTTAAACAACCAGCTAACGAAAATCTCTTTGGTGATTTCTCGCTGAACAAACGGGTTATCTCCGTCGGCATTCTGCTCCACTTCAAACTGTTCGTCGCTAACCATCGAGTACTCATCCCCAACCGGACATAATAGTTCGGTAGCCTCTTCAATAGTTATTGCCATTATTCTAGTTTACTAAACGGTGTACTAAGATCTAACTTAACAGTTCCAATTTCTCCGTCTTTATAGCAGAAAAACTCGATAGTAGACCCAGAAATACCCCCACTGTTTGTGGGAGCTTTTTTATTTTGAGTGAAATCAGGCTCGTGAAAAGTTGGACTAGTGGTTGTTACACGTCGTGTAACTTCTGGTGGGGGTGAATTATTCACCAGACCAGCGGAGCGACGCTGCTCAGATAGCGTTTTCGTAATGAATGCTGCCATATCATTACTGATCTCTTTACTAAAATTTGATGAAGTAGTATCCATGTTAAGCGAAAATTGCGGCATCAATCACAACAGCGTAGCACTTCGCCCAGCCTAACTTATACGGCTCAAGGGAAGATTTAACAACGTAAAGACCGGAAGATGGGACTGATGGAGGACTAGTAGCGGGACCACCACCAGTCACACCGTATGTTAATGTTCCTGTAGCCTGTTTCAACGGAACCTTTGGGCCAACAGAAACGGATCCAGAAATACCAATACTACAGGAAGCTTTAGCTTCTACTCGACTTACGGTAGATCTACTTATATACATTGATCCATGTAAAGTAGGGGGTATGGTGACAGAATTAACCGTCGCTTGCACGTCGTAAGAAGCACCTTTACCTTCACTCTCCTCTGAAGATTTTCTTTCTGGATCAACTAAAATGCCATTTCTATATTCTGCTAGCTTATACGACGCGGTGACTGATGCATCAACTTTAGCAGTAACGGATACTTTACCGCCGCTACACACAAACGAGATAGATTCAGGACGAAATACAGGCCACTCACTCACTGGACCAGTGATCGTTTCTAGTTT